GCTGATCTGTACACAGGTCTGAAGGTGCTGGGCACACTGGTGGCCAACAGCCCAATCTATATTACGCAGAGCAACGCCAAGCTGACCAAGTATTGGGCTGATGCAGATGTGAACACCAGCTTTCAGATTCTGGTGAAAGCCAAGTCCGGGGGCGTGCTGATCGACTCGGGTAACGTTTCGGTTTTCTCGCGTAAGTACGGCCAGACCTATTCGCACTTCAACGTGAATTTGGCGGCTGGTGGCGAGCAGGTGGCGGCTTTGGGCACCTTGCTAGATACCAACATCACGCTCAGTGCAGCGGCAGCAGAAGCCGTTTACAACACCATGACAGTGTCCGTGGCAAACACCACGCAAGACCTTGGCGGTGGGCAAGGCAGCCTGCTGCACAAGGGCACGATCACGCTCAATGGCACCACGTCTTTGGAAGACGCATACCAGGCACTGATGTGGGCAAGCAGCGAAGCCAGCACAGCAACCCTTGCCGGTGTGCCCGGCTGGCGCTACCGCGTGCTCGATGCTGCTTACGCGGAAAACGTGTCGGCACCGTTTGGCACCTTTGCCGGTGGCAAGTGGTTTGTAGCACAAGGCTGGTGGGTAACCGGCGTGATGGCCGCAGACTCAAAAAATTACCAACTGATCAGCGACAACGGCACCATCGAAACACCGCCCAACACCGTGCAGGTATCCGTAGGCGGTGTGGTGTTGGGGGACTATGTGTTTGCTGCACGCGACAACGGGGCAGGCAGCTACATCAGCACAGAGTACACCGTGACCGCAGCGGCAGCGGCAACCAGCCTGACCGTGACCGGACTCAAGGCTGACACGCCCGCGTCCGGGGTGATCCGCATCAACGGCGACCGTTACACCTACACCAGCTGGACGGGCACCACAGTGTCGGGCCTGAGCCCGGCGATCAAGGCCGGTGGATACACAGCAGCGCCTGCCTTTATCCCGCTGATCGATGGTGTGTCGGCAGGCACTGGTGTGACCAGCGCCCTGTTCCAGTTTGGCGCGCCCTTTACTGTCCGCTACTTTGTTCGCAACGGCACCGACGGTTCGGCCATCGTTCCTTTCGAGTCAACACTCTCGGTCACATCAACCGGTGGCAGCGGGACGGCGGTAAGGGGACAAGATGAATGAGGTTGAACTTGTCGAAGCCCTCGCGAAACGGGCGGCTTACATGCGCTCATGGACAGCAAAAAACAGGCTGAGTGTCAGGGCATCTGCAAAAGCACGATTGGAAAAACTGAAGCAAGACCCAGAGAAGTATAAAAAGTATCGGGTTGGTGCAAATATATCGAATTCAAAGTATCTTGAGTCTGATTACGAGCGCGTGATGGCCCGGAAGAGATACCTAAAAAAGGCCAACTATTCGCCTGAAAAAGTGGCAGCAGAAAGGCAACGGATGAAGTTTCACTACTCAACTCAAGTATCTATTAAGTCAGCCAAAAAGCGGGCCATAGAAAAGAATTTGCCCTTCGATTTGACGCATGAATGGTATGAAGCGGAGTTTGAGAAAGGCTGCGCTGTTACAGGGTTGCCGCTGGAGAAAAACGGCAGCAAGTCGCCATCCACGGCGCATGTTGACAGGATCATCCCTGCCAACGGGTACCTGATTAGCAACTGCCGGTTGGTGTGCGCTTGCTATAACCTATCAAAAAAGCATTGGGCGGATTCTGATGTACTTCGCATGGCGAGGGCGCTTGTCGCCCGTAACCCAGAATAGACCATGTTGACCTTCGACCACGACGCTTTTGTCATCGAGTCCACGGCCTCGATCAACGATCTGCCTGTTTTTCATGCGCAACTGCGCGACTGGGAAGACAGCGAGGTCGGGGCCGTGCACCCTGTCACACACCGCTGGAAGGCGCTGGACTTGGGAGGGGCTTTTTTCTACCAGCTTGACCTGATCAATGGGTGGCGGCTGAAGTTCGCTGGCGCAGGGCCGTTTGTGGTCAACGGCAACCTGAATGGCACCATCGTGCCGACAGGTGCGCATATTGAGCGCACTACCAGCGCAGCTTTCGTTACCACCTCTCAAGGTGGATCAGGCCCGAGCGCAGCAGATATTGCCGCAGCAGTGTTGGCAACATTGCAGCTAAGCACTATCCCGGTGAATATGACACAAGTTAGAGGCCAGGCAATCAACGGGTTGGGCACACAAACTGACCCTTGGGGACCGTAAATGGCGAGCGCATGGGGTGAGTCTTGGGGGCAGGTATTTGCAGATGCTTGGGGTGATTTGGCCGCGCCTGAACTGCCGCCAATACAACCGCGTCAGGACAGCATCAAGTGGGGTCTTGGGCCAATGATCATGCCTAAAAAGCTCAGTCTAGGTAAGAGGCGTGGCCTAGGCAAGACCCGGCAGCAGCTTCAGAACGAGGCGATTCTGCTCACCTTACTGATGTGAAATCTTGCCGTTTGCTTATATCCCAATCTGCCAACAAAATTCAAATAATTGTGAAGGAATTCTGATGCGTAAAACTTGGTACAACGTGAAAGCCGCAGCGGGTTCGACGCCTGCGACGATCTCAATCTTTGACGAGATTGGGGTGTGGGGCGTCACTGCTAAAGACTTCATTACTTCATTTCGCCAGATCACGGAACATGACGTTGTACTTGAGTTAAATACCCCCGGTGGGTCAGTGTTCGACGCCATGGCCATGTTCAATGCGATGAAGACTTCAGGCAAGAACATAACGGTCAAGGTGATGGGCATTGCAGCCAGCGCGGGCAGTTATATCGCCATGGTAGGCAACAAGATTGTTATGCCTGAAAACACATTCATGATGGTGCATAACCCTCTAAACGCTATGCATGGCAATGCTGCTGAGTTTCGTGAAATGGCAGATGTGCTTGACAAGATCGGCAACAGCCTGACCGCGACGTATGTGGCGCGTACCGGCAAGAGCGATGAGGAAGTTCGGGCGCTGCTGGCCAACGATACTTACATGAGTGCTGCCGAGTGTCTGGCGCTGGGGTTCTGTGACGAGGTAAGCCCCGCTGTGACCGCGACTGCAAAGTTTGAGCATGAATATCTTCCCGCGAATATCCAGGCACTTTTCAAGGCTGTGGAGCCCGTCGCTGACCCGGCTGTCGAGCCCGTCGCTGACCCGGCTGTCGAGCCCGTCGCTGACCCGGCTGTCGAGCCCGAGGTAGTCGCATTTGCCGACCAAGTTCTGGCGCTGGTTACCGAAGCGGGTATGGTTGAGTTTGCCCCAGTGATGGCAGTTGATCCACTGCTGAGTACAGTCGAACAGGTAAAGGCCCGCATCGCAGATGCCCGCGAAATTCGCGCCTTATGCAATGTGTCAAAGCAGCCCGATATGGCAAACAAATTCATCAGCACTGGTACCTCTATTGCTGATGTCCGAACTGCGTTGTGTGAGGTGTTGGCGAGGTATGACGACCGAGCTGGCATCGATACAACTCAATCAAGCAGCGAAAAGCCGATTATTGGTACTCGCCAATCGGCTGTGAAAACGGCTGACATCTTGGCGAAGTACCGAACCAACCATTAGGAGTAAGAAATGACAAATCTTGTCGAAGGTTTCCACACAGGTGAGTACCTTGTTTCTGAGGCTGACGGCACTCTGAGCCGTGAGGAAGTGACTGTCACCCAGGCGGGAACCGCCCTGGTTTCGGGCACCGTGATGGGCAAAGTGACTGTCTCTGGCAAGTACGTGCCCTACAGTAATACCGCCGCCGATGGTAGCGAAGTTGCAGCGGGTGTGCTGTACACGTCTTGCGAAGCCGCCACAGGCGACCGTGACGCAGTTGTACACGTGCGCAACTGTGAAGTGTTTGGCGCTGCGCTGACCGGTTCCGACGCCAATAGTGCCGCTGACCTTAAAGCCCTGAACGTCATCGTTCGCTAATCATCAACCCATCACATTTGGAGAAATTAAATGGCTGCATTGGACATTTTTAACGGTGACGCATTCAGCGTTCAGAGCCTCACAAAAGCTCTGAACGATGTGCCCCACCAGCCTACTCGTTTGGGCGAACTTGGCTACTTTTCTGTCGAAGGTATAACCACCACCATGGTTAGCATCGAGAAGCAGGGTACAAGCCTTGCTTTGGTGCCTGCTGGTGAGCGCGGTGGTGTGGTCAAGCCCGGCCTGAAAGACAAGCGCACGATGATCCCGTTCAAGTGCGTGCATCTGCCACAGAACGGCGGAGTCAACGCTGACGAAGTACAAAACCTACGCACCTTCGGCTCCGAGAGCGAGCTTGAGAGCGTGCAGAACCTGGTGAACAAAGAGTTGCGTCGTATTCGCCGCAACCTCGATGCGACCCTGGAATTCCAGCGCATGGGTGCTGTCAAGGGCCAGATTCTTGACGCTGACGGTACCACGGTGCTGCTCGACCTGTACAGCACATTCGGTGTGAGCCAGCAGACCCACTCACTCATTTTGGGCACGGCTGGCACCAAGGTTCGCATCAAGGTGGTCGAAGCCAAGCGCAAGGTCGAAGCAGCCCTGGGGGGACTTGCCTACTCTGGCCTGCGCGTGCTGTGCTCGCCTTCATTCTTTGATGCGCTGGTGGGTCATGCCACTGTGGAAGCTGCGTTTGACCGTTACCAGAACGGTGAGTTCTTGCGTGCTGATCTGCGTGCCGGGTTCTATTTCGCAGGCGTATTTTGGGAGGAATACCGTGGCAATGTGAACGGTATTGACTTCATTGAGGCAGGTTCGGCATACATGATCCCTGAAGGTGTGCCTGACCTGTTCGTGATGAACTTTGCCCCTGCCGACTACATGGAAACCGTCAACACGATGGGTATCCCCATGTACGCAAAGCAAGAGCCTCGCGCCATGAACAAGGGTGTGGACATCGACGCACAGTCGAACCCGCTGACCCTGTGCACGCGCCCGGCTGCCATCGTCAAGTTGACTGTGGTCTAAGATGCGAGCGGCATTTGAAAAAATGTCGCAGCGAGTCCTTGCCCACCTGGGTGAGGACTCCATTTTGCGGGGTGAAGTGGTTACTCCACCCCGCAAAGTGAACATCAAGCATGGCGTTGCCTTTGATGGCTATGGCCATGGTAGTGTTGCCAGCCATGGCGACATGGTAGTAAGCAAGTCGGTTGCCACTATCCTTAAGGCCGACTCGCCCGTAGTCGGTGATACTCTGCTACACCCCGACGGCTCCTACGTACTCGACGTGCTGGCTGGCGAGACAACGTTTACCCTGCAATTCATTCTGCGAAAAGGGGCCTGACCGTGGGCTTTAGCGTCAGCATTGACGTGACCGCACTTGACCGTCTTGTCGGGCGTCTCGATGGCATCAGCGCCGAGTCGCTTGGCGTGGCCACCCGCCGCGCCGTGAATGATGCCGCCGACAGCATTTATGAGTTGGCCCGGCCCCGCATGATTGCCGACATCAATTTGAGCGACGAGTACATCAAAAACCGTATGAAGGTCACCTATGCAACGCAGGGTGGCAAGGCCGAGGCTGTTATCACTGGTAAGGGCTCCAAGCAGGCCATGACGCAGTTGGTGAACTACGGGGCTGCACAGATGATCAGGCGCGTTAACTACAGTAACGCTAGTATCCTGGCTTCGGGCAAGCGCTTTGGTAAATGGCCGGGTTGGACAAAGCGCACGGGCGATGCACTGCGCGGCATCCCGGCAGACGAGAAGCAGGCTGGCGTGGGCGTGTCGGTGACACGTGGCTCTGAGAAACTGATCGAGCATGGGTTCCTGGTCACACTCAAGAATGGCAACGGGCTTGGCTTGGCCACCCGCAGCCCTGGGGCAACCGGGAAAGGCAACTACAAGATCAGGTACGGCCCATCGGTGTACCAACTGTTTCGCCACGTGGCGTCGGGGATTCTTGACGAGGCGCGTGACGAGCTTGAAACCAACGTGGTGCAGTACGCCACTGAACTATTTGAAAAAGAACTCAGATGACTACCTTTCATCAAGCCGCCGAAGTTGCCAGTGAGCTGGCTGCGCGACTGGCCACCATTACCGTTGCCAACGGGTTCCACAGCGACATCGGCCTGCGCGTGCTGCGTGGCCGCCGCCGCATTGACGATGGCCAGGTGCCGTGCGCAGTGCTGGTTGAGGGGGCTGACACGCCAAACTCCGCGCCGGGCGCACTGGTCACTGTGGAGATTACACAGACCTATGTGCTGGTCGCCTACCACGACTGTAACCCGGATCACCCCAACGACAAGGGGCATGAGTTGATCAAGGATTTGAAACGCGCCATTTTCTCGGACGGGACGACCCTGGCCAAGCAAGTGAAACGGGTTCACTACCGGGGCCGCGACATCGGGCCACGGGGCGATGGCGTTGGGATTGTGAGCGCCACCGTTGAGATTGATGTTGTGTTTGTCGAGGATTTGACAAACCCATAATGTGAAATTTGACCGTTTGTAAAACCCGTTGCGCGTGGACACAATTCGTTTGCTAGTGTCCATCTTGCGACATCAACTTTTTGGAGAACATTTATGACTGCTGCACGCGGATTTTTGGGCGCTGGTGATCTGTACATTTCCAGGTATAACCCTACCATTGGCGCTTTTGAAGACTTTACCGGCCCGCTGGAAACGACCAAGTTTGAAATCACCCCCAAGGTAGACCTCAAGGAAATGGTGTCCAAGGGCCGTACATCTTACGGCCAGGTGATTGAATCGGTGACCATCCCCCAACCTTTTGAATTCACGGTTGACTTTGCCGAAGTTTCGGGCGATACGCTGGTTGCAGCCTTGCTTGGTACCAAGACCGAAATTAATATCGGCTCGGGCACTATGACGGCAATTGAAGTGGCCTGCAAAAAAGGTGCCTGGGTTGATATCGGCCACATGAATATTGCCACGGTTGGTCTGAGCGTCAAGGACGTGACAGGCGTGACCACTTACGTGCTGGGCACCGACTACGAAATCAACTACCGACTGGGCATGTTGAAAGTCTTGCCTACCAGCGCGATTGTTGACCTGGCTGTATTGCAGATCACCGGCACCTATGGTGCAGTGACGGGCTCGCAAATCGCGGGCGGTACACAAGCGCAGATTCGCGCCAAGTTCCTCTTTGACGGCATGAACTTTGCTGACAACCTGCCATGCATCGTTGAAGTGCACGAGGCTGTGATTGCCGCCTCCAGTGCGTTCGACTTCCTGGCCGGTGACTTTGCCAGCGTGAGCCTGCCGGGCCGCTTGAAGACCCCTGTCGGCAAGACCGAACCGTTCGTGGTCAAACTGCTTGACGTTGCTATCTAACCGGTTGCAAACAAACGCTCCGCTGCCACAGCAGGGGCAATAAGCGGGGCTAGTCCCCGCTTTTTTATTTCCGAGGATTCCTGAATGGCAACCGCAGCAAAACATGACGTACCGTTAACACTATCCGTTGAGACGGTTGGCCTTGAGAGTATCAAGCAGCTCAAGACAGATGTGGCCGCGCTGGGCAAGCAGGGTGCCGACGCGGTGCCAGAGTTTGCCAAGCTAGGTGCCGAGATTGACCGGCTGGCGAATCAGGCCGCGCTGGTTACGGCATTCGGCCAGTTGTCGGATGAGGTTGAGCAGCTTGCTAGCATACAGGGCAAGGCAAGCCAAAAGTCAAAGGAGTTGAGTGGCGCACTGGCCGAGCAAAAGGCAAAAACTGATGAGTTGCGAGCCACTGAGATCGAAGCCAAGAACGCACTTGAGTTGGCCCAAGAGGCACTATTCAACAAAAAGCAGGCGTTAGCCGAGCTGAAAAATAGTACAACAAATTACACGGCTGAAGCCCGTGCCGCTACATCTGAGATTATCAAGGCTAGGGGCGAGATTCGTGACTTGGCCAAAGAGTATAAAGCAGCCAAGGCCGCAACTACAGCGGCAGCAACAGGCGAGAAGGAGTTGGCCTCGCAACTCAAGACCAGCGCAGCCATCACCAGCAGCGCCAGCAAGAGCTTGAGTGAGCGCAACGCTGCGCTGACCGCGACCAAGGGTTCACTGAACGCGGCTGGCATTGCGACCGACGATTTCGCCGCCGCTGAGACTGCGCTGACCGCCGCCCACAACAAGCTGACGACCGAGGTCAAAGAGACAGGGCAGGCCCTGGCAACGGCCAAAGCTCGTACCGCCGAAATGGCTGAGTCTGACCGGCTGCTGGCCATCGAGCAAAAAGGCCTGGCCGATCTGTTCGAGAAGGGCCGTGTAGCGCTGATTGCCGAGACACGTGGCTTCCAAGAGGCTACCAGGTCATCAGCCAAGTACACAGAACAGCGAGCCGCCGAGAACGCCGCCCGAGCTGCCGCCGAGGAAAAGTGGCAAAAGGAGGCATTCGCTATTGTTGAAGCCGCCGAAGCACGCCAGCGCGTCACTAAGGAAACTCACCTGCTTATTGATGCGCAGAACTTCCTGATTGCGCAAAACGCTGAAGCTAAGTGGCTTGAGGAAGCCGCAGCACTGTCAAAAGCAAATGAGGCCAAGTTCAAACTCAGGCGCGAGACCGAGCTGTTGACTGAGGCTGAGAGCAAGTTGGCCAACGACACCGAGCTTGCCGCCGCAGCTCTGAAAAAGATTGATGACGCAGCCAAGGAAGCAGGTGCAGGAATCGCTAACGCGCTGGGTGTGGTGGGCGTGCGCTCAGCTGCCGAAATCAGGGTTGAAATCGACAAGGTTAAAGCTGCGCTTAACCTGCTGAAAAGCAGCGGCACGCTGGTTGGCAAAGAGCTTGATGCCGCGTTTGCCAAGGGTGGCTCCAGGATCAAGGGGTTGGAGCGCGATCTGCGCGAGGCTACTGGACAGATGACGCTCGCTGACCGGGCCGCACGGGCCTTTTCCGGGGCTATGGGGCAGTTCACCGTGGCTACCCTGGCCGCGAACGCTGTGATGGCCCTGGGCCAGCGTGTGCAAGAGTTGGGCCGGGCATTCATTGAGGCTGTAGTGCAGGGTGACTCAATGCGTCGGGGCCTGACCGCGATCTACAAGGATTCGGGCTTGGCCGCGCAGCAGATGGATTTCTTGCGCAAGACGGCGATGGACAACGGGGTTGCCGTTGGCAAGCTGAGCACCGACTTTGTGCGGTTCAGCGCGTCGATGAAATCGGCCAACATTCCGCTTGAGCAGAGCAACGCACTGTTCAAGGCGCTGACGCGAGCCTCATCCTCGCTGGGCCTGGGCACCGAGGCGACGGCAGGGGCGCTCAATGCTTTGGGTCAGATGGCATCTAAAGGTGTGGTATCGATGGAGGAACTTCGCCAACAATTAGGCGACCGTTTACCTGGTGCGTTGGGCCTTGCAGCTAATGGCTTGGGTCTTACCGAGGCACAGTTGGTTGAGCTGGTGAGCAGTGGCCAGTTGGCTGCGCGGGACTTTTTTGGCCCGTTCACCGAAGCGCTCAAGACCATGGAAGGCGAAACCGATGGTTTGATCAACACCTGGGATCGTCTGAAAACTGCACTGACGCAAACTGCGCAGAGCGCGGGTGACGCGGGTTGGACAGCACTGTTGACAACCGCGCTCAAGGCGCTTGGGGGTGCGGTTGGTGCGCTGGTGTTGTCACTCTCAGCGCTGTCCGAGTTGATCTTTGGTGTTGCCAAGGCGGGCGGTGTACTCGCAGCGGCGGTGGTCACGTGGACTAACCCTTGGAAGGCGCTAACGCAGATTCTCGATGACGCTGCTGGCCGACAGACAAAGTTGACCGAGGCGATTGATACCTCGATTGGCATTGGCGACCAGGCTTCTGAATCGAGCGTCAAGCAAGCTACTGCAATGACCACGACCACAGCGGCCACCACCAAGGCCATTGCCGCCAATGCAGCCTTGTCAGGCGAGCAAAAGCTGCTGGCGCTGAGCACCGCGCTGGCCGCTGACAAGACGCTCGATGCCGGGGCCAAGATCGTGCAGTACACCGTAGCAGCAACCGAGCTGATTGCCAAGCAAGGGCAGCAGACCGAAGCTTACGGCAAGCTAGCCAAAGCCGCCAAAGAGGAAGGCGACACGCTAGTTGCCATGGCTAAGTTGCGCGGCGATGCAACTGTGGTACAGGATGCCAGCACCAAGGCTGCTGAGCTACACGCCGCCGCGCTCGACAAGGTAACCGCCAGTACTACTGCTGAGTTGGCTATGCTGCTGGCACAAAAGGCTGAGTTGATTGCCAGCGCGAGCACACGCCAAGGTGGGGTCGAGGTGGTCAAGGTACAAGTAGATGAGCTAGACAAACTGATCATCAAGGCGCAGGCCGAGACTGAGCAGAGCCGCCAGGCCAGCGCTGCCGCCGCACAGCAGGTAGCTGAGCGCAGACTGCTGTCTGAAACGCTCAAGGACAATTCGTCAAAAATTGACGTGTACAAGGCAGCGATTGCCTCAGCCAAACTTGAGGTTGACTCTTTGCGAGCCGCCGAATCACGAGGTTCCGATGTCAAGGAACAGTTGGCCAACGCCAACGGTCGGCTGGCCACATCGACCGCGTTGTACCGCGATGCTATCAAGGATTTGGTGGCCAGCACCGAGTTGGACACTAATGCGAAAAGCGCCAACTTGCAACTGAGCATTGCACAGGCAACCGCATCGGGCAACCACTACACGGCGATGGCCAATGAAATGCGTGCGCTTGGTGACGTATCCAAGGCTGAGTATTACGACATCGAGGCGAAAAAAGAGAGCATCCGCGTGCTTGAGTTGAAGCTGAACCTTGATAAGCTGCAACAAGAAGCTGATCTGCTGATCATCAGTATCAAGCGCAAACTCATTGAC